GCTGCAAGAGCTATTGATCTATATAAAATGGATCGTGGTTTAAGTAAGTTAACTAAAAAAGAAGAAAAGGATGTTAAAAAAGAAGCTGCTAAAGCAATTTCTAAAACTAAAAAAGCTAATGATTCTGATATACCTAAGAAAAAAATTTGGAAAACAAGTGAGATTTCAAAATTAAAACCTCATCAGTTTGAAAGATTAGAAAAGGAGATTGACCTTGCTCGTTTAGAAGGTAGGATTGAATATAATTAACAATCTAACTAAACAATAATAGGAGGGTACGACCATGGCTTTTGGAAGTGCTGGTGGATACGGTAATTTACCTTCAGGTAATTTTACTCCACAAATTTTTAGTCAGAAGGTTCAAAAATTCTTCAGAAGAGCATCAGTGGTAGAGGATATTACTAACACTGATTACGCTGGAGAAATTGATAATTTTGGCGACACAGTTAAAATAATAAAAGAGCCTACAATCACTGTCCAAGATTATGCGAGAGGAACAGCTGTATCAACACAAGATTTAGCTGACGATCAATTAACATTGGTAGTTGACCAAGGTTCATATTTTGCATTCAAAGTAGATGATATTGAAGAAAGACAATCTCATATAAACTTTGAAGCTCTTGCAACCTCTTCAGGTGCATATTCACTTAAAAAGTCTTACGACTACAATATACTTAAGTTCATCTTTGACAATGCGTCAACAGATTCAACTACAGGAACTGATGGTTCACCAATTTCAGGTGGAACAGATGGTGACACTTTAGCTGGTATTGTATCAAAAGCTAAGACTGTTCTTGATAAAAATGATGTGCCAGAAGAAAACAGATGGTTAGTTGCTCCACCAAAATTCTACGAAAATTTAAGAATTGCGGGTGGTAAGCTAATGGACCAATCAGTAATGAATGATGGATCTACATCACAAATCAGAAATGGTTTAGTGACTGACAGACCATTATTTGGCTTTAACATGTACACAACTAACGCTATCGTAAATGGTGGTGCAGGTAGTGCAGCAAGTCAAACTTTTGGAACTTCATCAGGATCTACTGAGCATATTTTCTTATATGGACATATGTCATCTGTAGCAACTGCTAATCACATTGCAAAAACTGAATTAATCAGAGACCCTGATTCATTCGCAGACATCGTTAGAGGTCTACACGTCTATGGAAGAAAAATCCTTAGAGATGAAGGTGTAAGATCTGGCGTTGTAACATTATCATAATAGTAGGGAGGATATAAACAATGGCTAATTATAATAATTCTAATTCAAATAGAATATTAAAGGCTTCTTCTGATAAACTAAGAGTTATGTCAGAAGTTATAGACTTTACTGCTACTACAACAGCAAATAGTGGAGACACTTTTGACGTTATCGGCATCCCAGCTAATACTTTAGTATTATCAGCGGGTGTTGATGTGTTGGTTGCTGATACTGCTGGAAACAGTGGTACAATCGCTATCGGAGATTCTGGAGATCCAGATCAGTACGTTAACGAAGTAGCACCAACTGCAACAGGTCAAAAAGATCTTTTAGTTGCACCTGAAGCATATTCATCTGGTGATGACATCAGATTGACTATTGCGACTGGAGCAATAAACGGTAAAGTCAGAGTTTGGGCAACTATGATGTCATTAGATAAAGATGGCACAGATGTTGACGGAGACTCAATGAACGTAACATTTGCATAATACGTAATATATCTTGGGGGGAGCAATCCCCCCTTGATTTTTTACTTGACAAAATAATTACAAAGGTTATAATAGACACATGGCTACTACATATCTTACATTAACAAATAGTGTTTTAAGAGAATTAAATGAAACAGAGCTAACCTCTGCTACATTTACTTCTAGTCGTGGAGTACAAACTGCTGTAAAAGATTTTATAAATAAAGGCATACATGATATTTATAATGAAACAGGTGAGATACCTCTATTGTATGCAAGAACAACACAAAATTTATTTGTTGGTGATAACGAATATGATTTTCCAGCTGATTTTAGAAAAGCAGATATGGATTCATTTTCAATGGGGCCAAGAGAACTAGTAACTAATGGTGAGTTTACATCTAATATAGATAATTGGACAACTGGTGATGGATCACCTTCACATACAACTAGTGGTAATGGTAGATTAAACTTAAATGATGCAGCTGCATATCAAGCTATTAGTACCACAGTAAATAAACAATATAGATTACAACTAAGAGTTTTAAGTCCAAATAGTTCATCCAGCGGATTAATTGTTAGAGTAGGAACATCTCCAGGTGGAACACAAAATTTAGATACAACAGCTGTAGTTACAGATTTTAGAGAAGGTAAAATAATAAATAAAACTTTTACTGCAACTGCACAAACTTCTTTTATTTATGTAGAATCAGATGGTGTGCAATTAGATGTTGATTATGTGAGAATATCAAGAAGTGATATATCAACTAGGAAATTAAGTTTTATATCATATGATAATTATTTACAAGCATACAAACCAACTGATGATACTAATAATAGTGGTAATTATGCTGCACCATTAAGAGTTTATATATTACCAAATTATACAGCTTTTGGTGTAAGCCCAAGACCAAATTTAAGTGAGTACACTGTAAGTTATAATTACTATACTACACATACAGATTTATCAGCTCATGGAGATAATATGTCATTACCTGATAGATTTAGAACATTAATTATAGACAGAGCTAAATATTACACATATATGTTAAGATCAGATCCACAGCACGCACAATTAGCTGATAGAGATTATCAAAGAAAATTAAGATTATTAAAAGTAGATTATGCTACTAAAAATGATTATATGAGAAGTGATACAATTTCTGAAAGTATAGCAACTAATATAGGAGGCAGAACTAACTAATGAGTATTAAAGAAAAAAGAAAAATAGAAAAAAAGAATGGTATGAATGTTATAGATAACATGGATGGCGAAAAAAAAGCTAATGAAAAATTAATGGTTAAATATGAACCAGGAAGTAACATATCAGATTTTAAATATGAAAGATATAAAAAAGCTGTAAGAGATGATAACGTCAAAGACGTTTTTCCAGATGAAAGTATTTTTGAATTAAGAAAAATGTTTGAAAGAATGATGGAAGAAACTGGCGGAAGAAGACCAAAAGATTAATATTTGTATTATGGCTGTAAATTATTCAATAAATAAACCTAAAGAACCAGAAGACAATATGAGATATGCTGAAAGAAAAGCAGAAAGAATGTTGACTAATGGTTTAAATAATCAGCCATCTAATGATAATTTATTAAAAAAAGAAAAAAAAGATTTTGAATTATTAAAAACAAAAGAATCTAAAAGAGATATATTTGGACCATTAACAAATAAAGAAACAGAAAGATTACAAAATTTATCTATAAAACGAGAAAAAGATAAAGATGCCAACAACTGATTTAATATCACCTTTTGTAGTAAGTTGTGCTGGGGGATTGACATTGAACAAAGATGTATTTTCAATGCGACCTGGTGAGGCACTTATATTACAAAATTTTGAACCAGATATTAAAGGTGGATATAGACGTGTAAGTGGTACTGCATTATTTAATACTACTATCGTGCCACAAGGATCTAGCAATACTAGTTTAATAGTTGATTGCTCTATAATATTTAATGGACAAGTAATTGTTGCAAGGGGTGGTGATATACATAGAGTTTCTTCATCTGGTAGCTATACAACTTTAACAACAGGTTTAGGCACATCTACTAGACCATATGATTTTGAAAAATTTAATTTTAATGGAACTGAAAAAGTAGTTATTGCAACAGGGCATTCACCTGCTCAAATAATTAATTCTAGTTTTGCAGTAGATGTAGTAAATGCAACAGGTGGTGGTACACCTCCGAGTAATCCTAAATTTGTAAAAGCATTTCAAAACCATATGTTTTATGCTGGTGCAACTAATCCAGAAGAAGTTATATTTAGTGTACCTTTTTCAGAAGATAATTTTACATCAGCTAGTGGTGCAGGATCATTTAGAGTTGACTCAACTGTTGTAGGATTAAAAGTATTTAGAAATGAATTAATTATATTTTGTGAAGATAGAATATATAAACTAACAGGAACATCATCTAGCAATTTTGCAGTACAAGAAGTTACTAGAAATATAGGTTGTAGAGATGGTGGTAGTATCCAAGAGATCGGTGGAGATGTTATATTTTTAGCACCAGATGGATTTAGAACTATTGCTGGTACAGCTAGAATTGGTGACGTTGAACTTGGATCTATATCTAGACAAATACAAGCTAGAATTGATGATGTTGGATTAAATAGAATATCATCATTAGTTATAAGATCAAAGTCTCAGTATAGATTATTTTACCCAACAACTGGTGGATCACAAGGATCATCAAAAGGTATTATGGGTGTTTTAAAAAATAATCCTAATACTGGCTCTATTGGTTTTGAATATGCAGATATAGTTGGTATAAAACCATCTTGTACAGATTCAGATTTTATAAGCAATGTAGAAACACAAGTATTTGGTGGATTTGATGGTTACATATATAAAATGGAAACTGGAAATACATTCGCTAGACAAACTAACAATGATACTATTGTGGCTGTATATAGATCACCTGATATGGTAATGGGTGATCCTGGTGTTAGAAAATATATGCAGAGAGTTAATTTAAACTATGAAGGTGAAGGTACTTCAATAAATGCGGACTTAGCAGTAAGATATGATTATGATGATCAGAATAGTCCACAACCTGATAAAATTGCTTTAACATCACCAGGTGGAGCAGCTACTTATGGAGCAGCATTATATGGTAATGCAAACTATGGAGCATCAGGTATACCTTTAATTAGACAATCTATTGAAGGATCTGGATTTGCAGTTGCACTAAAAATTGATGATAAAAGTAGTTCAAATGCATTTTCAATAAAAGGATTTCAATTAGAATTTACCCCAGGAGGAAGAAGATAATGGCAGGTTATTCGTCACGACAGTCAAGTTTTGCAACAGGTGATACTATTACTGCAGCTCATTCTAATGATGAGTTTAACCAGATACTAGCAGCATTTAATGCTTCTACTGGTCATACTCATGATGGAACTGCAGGTGAGGGTGGACCTATAACTACTATTAGAGATGCTAATACTTTAAACAGAGTATTGGTAGACTCTAGTAATAACCATTTAGAATTTTATATAAACGTATCATCATCCTCTGTACAACAATTTAGATTACAAGATGGTGCTATTGTACCTATTACTAATAATGATATTGACTTAGGAACTTCTTCTTTACAATTTAAAGATGCATTTTTTGATGGCACTGTAACTTTAGATGGATTAACTATAGGTAGTGCTACAAGTATAACAGATGTAGATACTGATATATCTAGTGTATCTGGAAGTGATGATACATTAGCTAGTGCAAAAGCTATTAAAACATATGTTGATGCTCAATTAACTGCTTCTGATTTAGATTTTCAAGGTGATAGTGGTGGTGCATTATCAATTGATTTAGATTCAGAAACACTTACAGTTGCTGGTGGAGAAGGTATTGATACTTCAGGTTCTGGTAATACACTTACAATAGCAGGAGAGGATGCATCTACATCTAACAAAGGTATAGCATCTTTTAGTTCTACAAACTTTGATGTATCAAGTGGTGCTGTTAGTGTTAAAAGTGGTGGTATTGTTAGTGGTAATCTTAATGATAGTGTAATAACAGGACTATCAGAAATATCGACAGTTGCTTCTGATGATGTATTATTGGCTATAGATACTTCAGGTGGTGGACTTAAAAAAATTACAAGATCAACTTTAACAGCAGGAATTACTACAGGTTCTGAAATATCAAATGTAGTTGAAGATACTACTCCTCAACTAGGTGGCAACTTAGATGTTAATGGTCAAGATATTGTATCTACATCAAATGCAAATATTGATATTTTACCAAATGGAACTGGTGTAGTAAACATTGATGGTAACGGAAGTTCTGGTGGTGTATCAGTATCAGATGGTTTAATAGATATTAGAACAGGTACAGGTAATGTATCTAAAGTAAAATTTTATTGTGAGTCTTCAAATGCTCATGCACAAACACTACAAGCACAACCACACTCAGCAAGTAGTTCAGCAGTATTAACTCTACCTGTAGCTACAGGAACTTTAATTGGTACTGGAGATACTGGCAGTGTAAGTAATGCAATGCTTGCAACTATAAATACTGCAGGTAAAGTAGATATTGGTGCATTAGAAATAGATGGTGCAACAGATATTGGTGCTGATTTAGCAGATGCAGATTTAATTATTGTAGATGATGGTGCTGGAGGAACAGAGAGAAAATCAGAAGTTTCAAGAATACCTACATATACATTTAGTAAAATATCAGGTGATGCAACAGTAGCATCTGGTGGAGCTTTAACATTGGCTAACTCTGGTGTTACAGCTGCAACATATACAAATTCAACAGTAACAGTGGATGCAAAAGGTAGAGTTACCTCTGCATCTAGCGGAACTGCTGGAGCAACAGCAGGCTTTGCCGTTGCAATGGCAATTGCCCTTTAATTGGAGGATAAATGGCTCAAGACTTTAAAAGATTTGGCGATCAGGATGTAGGAACATCAGCATCTACTATTCACACTAGTGATTCTAATGATGCTATAATTTCTATCCGTCTTGCTAATACAACTACATCAACGATAAACGCAGATGTATTTATTACATCTACTGTAACAAGTGGATCACAAGATCACTATATAATTAAAAATGCACCAATAGTTGCTGGCGGATCGCTAGAACTTATTGATGGTGGTAGTAAACTTGTAATTCAAAGTGGTGATGTCGTTAAAGCACAATCGGATACAGCAAGCTCATTAAGTGTTTGGATGTCTACAGTTGACGCAATTAGTTCATAGGAGAAATAAATGGCTTACTTAGGAAACACACCTGCAAGAAGTTTTATAAGTTTTGAGAAACAAGTATTTACTATTGTTAATTCTCAAACTGCGTATACTTTATCACATTCTGTAAATAACGAAAATGATATCAGACTTGTAATTAATAACATAGTTCAAGAACCTGGTTCAGGTAAAGCATACACTGCATCAGGCACAACTCTTACACTATCTGCAGCGTTAACAAACGGAACTGATGAAATGTATTGTGTATTTTTAGGCAGAGCAACTGCAACAAATGCACCTGGTTCAGGATCAGTCGGTACTTCACAATTAGCAAGCGATGCTGTTACAGAAGCTAAAATTGCAGATGATGCTGTTGAAAGTGAACACCTTAATAATAATGTTATTTCTGGTCAAACTGCTTTAGGAGCTGAACCTGCAGACACAGATGAATTTCTTGTTTCAGATGCAGGTACAATTAAAAGAGTAGATTATAGTTATATTAAAGCTGGAACAATGACACCAGCTTTTTTTGCTGAAAAAAATTCAACACAATCTATAACTAATAATTCTTTTACTAAAATAACTTATGAAACAGAGATTGTAGATACTGATAGTGCTTTTGCTTCATCAAAATTTACAGTACCATCAGGAAAAGCTGGTAAGTATTTTATAGGTTTTAATAAAATGAATAATAAAGGTGGTGTAACTGCTGAAGATTATACAACTATTTATAAAAATGGCTCTAGCTTTGCTAGTTTCCCATCTTTTAGTGGTAATCAAACACAATTAAGAAACCATAATATAATTATGGATTTAGCAGCAGCGGATTATTTAGAAGTTTATCATTATGGAACAACCACTGATTCATCTGCTGCTTCATTATTAGATGGTGAAAGAAATTCATTTTATGGATACAAAATTATAGGAGCATAATATGGCAATAGATAAAGTAGTATCAGCATCAATAACAGACAGCGCGGTAACAAGCACTAAAGTAGCGGCTGGTGTTTTACATCCAAATTTTAAAAATCTTTTTATAAATGGAGATATGAGTATAGCTCAAAGAGGAACAACTTCTAGCTCTACGGGTTATCAAACAGTTGATAGATGGCAACTAAATACTGGAACTCAACAAGAGCAAAAAACAGATACACCAGATGCAAGATTTTCAAACTCATTTGAAGTAACTGGAACTACTGGTGGTTCATCTGGTTATGGGATTTGTTCACAAAGAATTGAAAGTAAAAATGTATTACCAGCATTAGGTCAAACTTGTACTTTATCAGCTTATGTAAAAAACACTGGCACATCTACTGTTAATGTTTCTGTTGAAATCTATAGAGCAAACTCAGCTGATGATTTTTCTGGTTTAACTTTATTAACATCATTAACTGGACAAGCAATTACCACAAGTTGGAACAGAATTACTTTTCCATCTTTTACAGTAACAGATGCTTGTGTAACTGGATTGGAAGTAAGAATATTTAGATACGATGCAAGTAACGATCAAGAATGGTTGCTTACTGGAGTTCAACTTGAAGTTGGATCATCAGCATCTGATTTTGAGTTCTTGCCAACTGATGTAACCCTTCATAGATGTCAAAGATATTATTTTGAAATGGGAGTAACAGATACTGCTATTTTAAATACAGGAATAGCTTTTTCGGCTACTGAAATGCATGCAAATTTATTATATCCAGTTCCGATGAGGGCTACTCCAACTTTGACTTGTTTTGATAATAGCGGTAATTCAGCAAGAATACATAGATCACAATCTTCAGACCATGGTAACGCCTGCACTTTTATAAATTATAATAAATATAAACTAGGAACGATAGGATCAACAGGTATGACAGTAAATGGTGGATATGCTTGGAGACAAAAAGGAGACGCAGAGCTATGATTACAATGGTTAAAAAAGTTTATTATGATGGAAGACATGTCGGTTATGACATGACGAAAGATGATGAAACATCTAGTGTTCCATTAGACGAAGCAAACAAAGACTACAGAGCAATTCAACAGTGGATTTCGGAAGGAAACACTGTTATAGATAACGGAGAATAAGGAGGAAAAAACTATGGCATCACTATCAAGCAAAGTCAAAAAATATTTGGCTAACAACGGAGTAGCAGAAGTTGACTTTACAAAGGACGTTTTGCTTCAGGATGACTCAAACGGTCAAGGGCCTTACATCAAGGAATGGAATATTTCAAGTGTAGACCAGCCAACTGACAGTCAACTGAATGCTGTAGACTCAGCTGCAGATCTCGAAGAGAGACAAAATGCGGTGAGAGCTACAAGACGAAACGCCTATGGTGATTGGGGCTCACAGCTCGACATGCAGTACCACGATAATGTAGACGGTACTACTACATGGAAAGACCATGTGGCAAAAGTCAAGTCTGACAATCCAATCCCAACAGAATAAGGAGAATAACATATGGCTTACGTAGGAAAAGTTCCGCTCACAGGAGCATATCAGATTTTAGATGATATATCAGGATCGTTTACTGGATCAACTGCGGGACCGTTTAACTTAACGGTTAATGGGACTGCTGTATCTCCAGAAACAGAAGCATCCGTAATTATATCTGTCTCAGGTGTTGTACAGCAACCAGTAAGTGCATTTACAATATCAGGCAGTCAAATAACATTTACAGGAAACCCTGCAAGCTCAGATACTTTTTTTGGTATTGTTCTTGGTAATACTTTTGACATCGGAAAACCAACTGATGCAACAGTAGGTGCAGCAAGTTTATCTACAGATTTTTTTGTAAAGAATGCTCAGTCTTTGACATCATTGTCAATGGCGAGCTCAACAAACGGAGCGTTGGTTGGACCAATAACTATTAGTGGTACGATTACGATTCCATCAGGGAGTACATTTGTAATTTTATAATGAGCATATTAGAAGTAAATACCATTAACCCACAATCTGGTAATGATGTTACCATAGGTGGTTCATCTAAGAATGTAAAATTTGCTAGTGGTACAACAGTAGATTTTAACACCAACACACCTACATTAACTTTAGGTGCTGCTATGAAAAACGCACCAGTTTTTTCTGCTGTTTTAACTGGAGGGCTTCAAAGTATTTCAAGTGATACAACTACAAAAGTAAGTTTAAACTCTGTTTTAGTTGATACAGATAGTGGTTGGGATAGTTCTAATTATCGTTGGACAGTTCCATCTGGAAAAGGTGGAAATTATTTTATTGGAGCAGTATTAGAGGGATATAGTGGTTCAAATAATATTTCAAAATTTAGAATACAAATAAAAGTAAATGGTAGCGTAGTTCATGAAATGCAACAAGAAACTGGAGCTCAAAGACACTT